AAAACCTAAACTATATGTGGAATGTATACTCCAGTATATATAAGAAAAGACTTGGCTCTAACTACTGGGCTGTTTACAATGCTATGACTGATTGGTCAACACACTTTGGTGCTGTTAGAAAATCAAGTGAGCAGAACATAGCGGCTATACAACACGACAGACAGCAGACTGTACGTAAAGCTGTACGTTCTAATTCATTTTTAATGAAGGCGGCATAACATGACTAAGACTTTCGGCAAATACAACTTGAGTATGAACCTGCGTAATGGCGTGGGTTTAGACCTAGAGTTCACAGACAGCCGCCCAGTGTGGGTTGTCTTGAATGGAGCAGAACACTATGACGTTGCACAGTTTGAGGGTATGGTGATAAGCCTACCGTTCTGTGTTATAACTTTCGGACAAGTATTTTTACAGGAGAACTAAGATGGCACAGAAAGACAGAGTATTAACTTATTTAAAAACTGGTGACAGTATCACTACATTCAACGCTTACAATGAGCTAGGGATTACGCGCATCTCCGCGAGGATTTTTGAACTTAGAAAGGATGGACACAACATTGTATCCAAGAAGTTAAAAGTTCTAAACAGGTTTGGGGAAGTATGCACAATAGGTTCGTGGTCTCTGAGCGTTCCAGAAGAGGAGCAGGTTGCATGAGTAACGCAACACATGGCGGCAAAGGAGATAGACAACGCAAAGTAAATGCGGAGAAGTATAGTTCTAACTTTGATGCTATATTTAAAACTGAGGAGAAGAAAGATGTTAAGAAGAATGACAAACGTCCTAAGCGAGATAGCCCTATCGCTACTGAACGTGATAAGGACTAAGGTTATTGAGCAGTACCCTGCACCTGTAGCAGGTGTAAGAGTTATAAGATTTATAGTGATATGTGCAATAGGGTATGTATGTGCATTTTGTTTTGTTTTATTACTGAGAGGTGGAGTATGATATACGACATAATATTATTGTTTGTAGGGACAGTGACACTGGCAGTCGCAATTAAGTTGCTATACATTTCAGAGCTTATGATAGACGAGGAGAAGAAGTAATGTTTGCAGAGAGTATCTCAGGTAGCCCTAGCCCTGCCGCAGTAGCAACAGCGAGAGCCGCGACAGATGTAGTCGATGGTAAGATACCGTTGAGCAGGGCGTGTGCTATGTATAATGTTAAAGAGCAGACCGTCATACAGTTTATTATTGACAGTACTGAGTACGACACACTGACAAGGAAATACAGCAATGGGCTTTAATCCGCGTGACCCTGATGAAGTTAAGGGTTTGGTACTAGCAGTTACACTTCTTATTTTTGCTGTTGTTTCAGTGGTTATGAGGATGCTAGAGTAATTTAATTAAAGTGTTTACAACACCTGACAAATGTGGTACACTCCACATTCTAATTTTTAAACACCACAAGAGGAAAGTAAGATGGCTATATTAGAAGGCTCAGCATACTGGGCGGCAGTAACTACACCTAACACCAAGTTTGAACCCGCGTACTCAGTTAACTTAGTTGTTGACGAGGCTACCGCAGAAGATTTCAGGGCGCGTGGCTTCACCATTAAGCAGATGGAAGAAGGCCCATCTATATTGATTAAGCGTAAGGTCGAAGGTAAGGGCGGCATGGTAAGACAAGCACCCAAGCTAGTTGATAAGCACAAGAACCCTTTGGATGCTCAAGTGGGTAATGGTTCTTTAGTTAAGGTACAGTACAACGAGTGGGAAGTTACTAACAAGTACGGTACATTCCAAGGTCTAGACTTCCAAGCTATGCAGGTTCTTGAGCTAGTAGAGTTTGGCGCACCTGATGGAGCAGAGCTAGGCATCACATACGAAGAAGAAGCAATGGAGGATGAGTTGTAATGGGTACAGTAACAGTAGATAGTGTTGCATACGAAACAGACCTACTCTCAGACGAGGGTAGGGCTATCGTGTCTCACTTAGTAGAAGCAGAGAAGAGTCTTAGAGAAGCGTCAATTACTGTGGGCTTAATGCAAGCCGCAACAATTGCACTTCTTTCTGATCTTAAATCTAACCACCTCAAGGAAGAGGCATTGTCTACAGAGGAAGTAGAAACCAACGAGGAGTAAGGCGAATGCCTTTTGTTAAACATAAACAACCCTGTCCCCTTTGTGGGGGCAGTGACCCAGTTTCAGTAAATGATAATGGATCAGGGTGGTGCTTCAGTTGCGCCTCTCATTTACCAAACTACAGCACAGCGGAAGTGCAACAGACTGATACCATAACGGACTTTGAAGTGTATCAAAGGAACAGCAGGATGGATAACAATTCAACAGCTACCTTCAATGAATTAACTGACCGCAAGATTAGCATAGATACAGCTAAGAAGTATGGGGTCAAGTCAACTAAAACTGCTGACGGCAAGATTGATCAGCACCACTACCCTTACTACAACGGACATGAGTTAGCCGGAACTAAGATACGCAAACAGAACAAGGACTTTTTCTGGGAAGGTAGTCAGAAAGACGTGGGCGTGTTCGGAGAGAACCTGTTCAAAGCAGGTGGTAAGTTTATAACATTAGTAGAAGGCGAGTGTGATGCGATGGCCGCTTACGAGTTACTTGGTAGCAAGTGGCCTGTCGTATCTATAAAGTCAGGAGCTAAGGGAGGCGTGTCAGATGTTAAGCACAGCCTTGAGTACCTTGAATCTTTTGAGTCTGTCATCATCAACTTTGATAACGACAAGCACGGCAAGGAAGCGGCTCAAGAAGTAGCAAAACTTTTGACACCAAAGAAAGCTAAGATAATGACACTGCCTGTGGACTACAAAGATGCCAACGATATGTTGCGCCAAGGTAGACACGCGGCATACGTCAGTGCTTTCTGGGATTCTAAAGTCTATACACCCGCAGGTGTGTTGAATCTTTCCGAACAGTTTGAAGCCTATCAAAAGCTAAGAGCAGAAAAGAAAACAGCCATACCTTATCCGTGGAATGGCCTCAACACTAAGCTAGAAGGCATGAGAGCAGGTGAGTTAGTCACACTCACAGGCGGCACAGGTCTAGGTAAGTCCTCTGTTACTCGTGAGATTGAACACTGGTTGATCAACAACACAGAAGATAACGTAGGTGTCGTAGCCCTTGAAGAGAACTGGGGTCGCACTGCTGAAGGTATCATGGCAGTGGAAGCTAACGCCAAGCTACACCTTGATAGTGTCAAGAGTGAGTATACTGATGATCAGATGGATGGCTTCTATAAGAAAGTCTTTATGGGTGAGAACGATGGGCGTGTCTGGATTCATGCACACCACGGAGTCAACAATCTAGAAGACATCTTCAGCAAGCTACGCTACATGATCATAGGTCTAGATTGTAAATGGATTGTAGTTGATCACTTGCACATGTTAGTTCTATCAACCCTTGAGAATGATGAGCGTAAAGCTATTGATCAGATCATGCATCGACTCAGGACTATGGTAGAGGAGACAGGCTGTGGTATGATACTGGTATCTCACTTGCGTAGAGTAGAGGGCAACAGGGGGCATGAGAACGGCATTGAGACAGGGCTTTCACATCTTAGAGGCTCACAAAGTATTGCTCAGCTATCAGACTGCGTGATTGCATTGGAGCGTAACCAACAATCAGAGGATGAGATAGAAGCCTCGACCACTAAGGTCAGGGTACTGAAGTCTAGGTACACTGGAGATGTTGGCGTGGCTACTAACCTGTTGTATGATGGCAAGACAGGGAGGCTACGCGAGTTAGATGCCTATGACCCTGCTCAATTTGACGGAGATATAATATGACCACTACCTTTAACGGCTTTGAGATAGACAAGCACAAGCAGTTCTTTCGCCCTATAACTGTTATAAGGTGGGCATACTACACTCTTGAGGGTATCAAAGTTGCAATTGAACATGATGTTCTGATACAGTATTACGACGAGATGCTGAAAGATTCACGGAGTCCACATGAATAAGAAGTGTGACAAGTGCAAAGAAGTTAAGGAGCTTACGGATTTTTGGAAGCATAAGCGGACGAAGGACGGACGGCAAAGTGCTTGCATCATATGTCAGAAGGTCTATAATAAGGAGTACTCCAAAGTTAATTCTGAGAAACTAAGGTTGCGCTCTGCTAAGTGGCATAAAAATAACCCAGAAAAAGCGGCGGCAAAGAGTAGGCTGTGGGTAGAACTCAACCCAGAAAAAGCGGCGGCTTATAATAAGGCGTGGGGTAGAGCTAATCCCGACAAGATACGCTTAAAAAATGCTAGACGCTATATTGCTAAGAAACAACGTACACCGGCATGGTCTGATCTTGAAGCTATAGAAGCTATATACGCAAAGGCTCGACACCTTACAAAAGTTACAGGAGTTCCACATGAAGTCGATCATTACTACCCGCTACAAGGAAAACTAGTTAGTGGGTTACATGTTGAAACAAATATACAAGTAGTAACGAGACACGCTAACAGCGTAAAAGGCTCTACATTTAAACCATAAAGGCAAAAGAAAATGAGTAACTTAGTATTTGATATAGAAGCAGACGGCTTAGACCCCACGAAGATACATTGTATCGTGGCACAAGACGTTGATACTATGGACGTATTTACGTTCGACAACACACAGTTGCAAGAAGGTTACGATATGTTATCTTCTGCAACTAAACTGATCGGTCACAACTTGATAGGCTATGACATCCCTGCAATTAAAAAGGTTGCAGGAGTAGACCTGTTCGACAAGAAGATTGTTGATACACTCGTACTGTCACGCCTCTTCAAGCCAACACGCGAAGGCAACCACGGCCTTGAGGGTTGGGGCTATCGCTTAGGCTTTAAGAAAGGAGACTTTGGAAAGCAAGACGATGCGTGGGATGAGTACACGCCTGAGATGTTAGAGTACTGCAAGAACGATGTGTTGCTTAATACTAAAGTATATGAAGCACTCAAGGTTGAGAGCCGTGGCTTTACACCTCAGTCAGTACAGATAGAACATGCAGTAGCTAAGATCATTGATCAGCAACGCACC